ACCGCGACTCCGGTCTATTATGGTCGGTTTCGCGAGGCAGTCCTCCGAGGAGAAATCCCTGTAAATAGAGAGATCTCGATGGAGATGAATCGGATAGATTCGCTCATCGCTAACCCTAATATCTATTATGATGATGAAGCTGTAGAAGGATTTATTAGATATTGTGAGGGGGAATTGACCCTAACCGACGGGTCGGATCTCCATCTGCTTGACTCCTTCAAACTATGGGCGGAACAAATCTTCGGTTGGTATTATTTCGTTGAGCGTAGTGTCTATATTCCGTCAAAAGATGGTCATGGTGGTCATTATGAGAAACGGGAGATCAAGAAACGGCTAACCCTTAAACAATATCTAATTGTTGCTCGAGGAGCAGCAAAATCGATGTATGCGTCAGTGATTCAGAGTTATTTTCTGAACGTTGATACAGCTACAACGCATCAAGTCACAACTGCGCCTACCATGAAACAGGCCGATGAGGTTATGAGTCCGTTTCGAACGGCTATTACGCGTGCGCGCGGACCTCTATTTAAATTCCTCACTGAGGGTTCATTACAGAATACTACTGGATCGAGGGCTAATCGTGTTAAGCTCGCCGCTACTAAAAAGGGCATTGAAAATTTTCTTACTGGTTCTCTTCTGGAAGTACGTCCAATGGCGATTAACAAACTCCAAGGTCTACGTCCTAAGATATCGACTATCGACGAATGGCTCTCGGGTGACTTACGTGAGGACGTTGTAGGTGCAGTTGAGCAGGGAGCGTCAAAACTTGAAGATTATTTGATCGTTGCTATCAGTTCCGAGGGAACCGTTCGTGCGGGATCCGGAGATACGATTAAGCTGGAGCTCGCCGACATTCTCAAAGGTGAATATTTAGCGCCGCACGTTTCGATCTGGCACTACAAACTAGATGAACTTGAAGAAGTTGCTAATCCAGCTATGTGGGTAAAAGCAAATCCAAATTTAGGAGCAACAGTAAGTTATGAAACGTACCAGCTCGACGTGGAGCGAGCCGAGAAGGCTCCAGCGTCTCGAAACGATATTTTGGCAAAGCGTTTTGGGATACCCATGGAAGGTTATACTTATTTCTTCACCTATGAGGAAACTTTGGTACATCGGTCTCGTGAGTTTTGGCAAATGGCTTGCGCTCTCGGCGCGGATCTATCGCAGGGCGACGATTTTTGTGCATTCACGTTTCTTTTCCCGTTAGGGCGAGAGAAATACGGAATCAAAACACGAAGTTACATCACAGAACTCACGTTGATGAAACTTCCCGCCGCTATGCGACAGAAGTATGAGGAATTTATCAACGAAGGCAGTCTTCACGTCATGCCAGGAAACATTCTCGACATGATGGAAGTTTATGAAGATTTGGATCGCTTTATCCTACAGTCCGAGTATGATGTTCGGGCACTTGGTTACGATCCTTACAATGCCAAAGAATTTGTTACTCGTTGGGAAGCTGAGAACGGATCTTTCGGAATTGAAAAAGTAATTCAAGGTGCGAAAACTGAATCGGTTCCGTTAGGTGAGATCAAAATCATGAGCGAAGAACGACTTTTGATATTTGATCAGGCGCTTATGTCTTTTGCAATGGGTAATGCTATTACTCTAGAAGATACCAATGGAAATCGAAAGCTTCTGAAAAAGCGTCAGGATGAAAAGATTGATAATGTCGCTGCGCTTATGGATGCTTGGATTGCATTCAAGTTAAACAAGGAGGCTTTTGAATAGTGGAAACAAAAATTTCGCTAAATACAGTACTTCTAGGCATTATTGCGGTTTTTATTGTTCTCGCCTATTTCAATGGGTGGGGCAATTAGTTTAGGAAGGAGGTGTAAATGGCGCGAATTACTACGACGTTGAAACACGCGTGGAATGTATTTTCTAACACCAGTGATAGACGTGTTTTCTCTCAATATGGAGAAGCAAATTATGGGGGAAGACCCGATCGTCTAAGATTTGTCATTCCTAGTGAGCGATCGCTTATTTCCTCAATTTATACTCGTCTTAGCATCGATGTTGCTTCGGTTGATATGCGCCATGTACGGACGGATGATCAAAAGCGATATTTAGAAGACATCGATAGCGGTCTCAATAATTGTTTGACAGTCGAAGCTAATATAGACCAAGCTGCGCAAGCCTTTAGACAAGATATTGCCATGACTCTTTTTGATAGAGGTTGTGCTGCGCTTGTTCCTGTCGATACAACACTTAATCCAGAGACCACTGGTGGCTATGACATTTTAACTCTTCGTGTTGGCGAAATTGTAACATGGTATCCACAACATGTACGAGTAAGTGTGTATAACGAAGCAATTGGTCGACGCGAAGAAATTACTTTAAGTAAATCTGCGGTAGCTATCATTGAAAATCCGTTGTATGCTGTAATGAATGAACCAAATTCGACTCTACAACGTCTACTTCGTAAGCTTAATTTGCTGGATCTTACAGATCAACGAATTGCTACAGGTAAACTTGATCTTATCATTCAGCTTCCCTATGTGATTAAATCTGAGACTCGAAGAGAACAGGCGGAACAGCGTCGGAAAGATATCGAGTTTCAACTTAAAGGTAGTCAATATGGTATCGCCTATACTGATGGATCCGAAAAGATTACTCAGTTGAATCGTCCGGCCGAAAACAATCTCCTAGATCAAGTTCAATATCTAACGGACATGCTGTACAGCCAACTTGGTCTAACAGACGAAGTCATGAAAGGCACCGCCGACGAAAAGGCTATGTTGAACTATTGGAACCGTACGGTCGAGCCTGTGCTTCAAGCCATTGTCGAAGCTATGCGTCGTACTTTCTTGACCAAAACGGCTCGAACACAGCTCCAATCGGTTTTCTTCTTTAGAGATCCGTTTAGGCTGGTTCCAATTGAGAACATTGCTGAGATTGCCGATAAGTTTACTCGTAACGAAATTATGTCGTCGAATGAAATTAGACAAGTAATCGGCATGAAGCCAAGTAAAGATCCAAAAGCGGATAAGTTGGCTAATGCTAACATGCCACAACCTAATCCTCCTAGTCCGACGCCGAATGGTAGTGGAAACGGTAATGGAACCGTTCAAGATCCGGCAGTAGCTGAGGCGTTAGCAAAGTTACCTAGGCCGATGATGCAAAATTAAGGAGGAACATTCAAAATGGGAGAAAAGGCTAAGCCCGACTTCAGCGGCTATGCCACCAAAGCTGGACTTGTGTGCACAGACGGCCGGACTATTACGCCGGATGCTTTCAAACATCAGGATACTGAAACCGTCCCGCTAGTCTGGCAGCACGGTCACAATGAGCCCAGTAACGTGCTCGGTCATGCAGTACTCGAGCATCGTGAGGATGGCATTTATTGCTACGGTTTCTTCAATGAGACCGATCAGGCAAAGAATGCTCGAACCCTAGTGCACCATAAGGACATTAAGTCACTGTCTATCTTTGCTAATGGACTTACCGAGAAGGCAAAGAAGGTCCTTCATGGATTTATCCGTGAGGTAAGTCTGGTGCTGTCGGGGGCCAACCCTGGCGCTCTTATCGATAACATTACTCTTGCTCACAGTGATGGCGAAATGGTCACACTGGAAGATGAGGCAATTATTTACACTGGTCTGGAACTCCATCATGCCGATGAGCAGGTCACAGAGACTGCTGAGGTTACAGATACAGAAACGGTTGAGCATTCGGTAGAGAATCCGACAGTGCAAGAAGTCTATGATTCGATGGATGCCAATCAGAAGGAAGTTGTCCATTACATGGTCGGTACGGCGCTTGCAGAGCGTGCCGCAGAATTGGCTCAGTCTTCCACGGAGACTAAGACGGAAGACAAGAAGGAAGACAAGAAGGACGAGCCAACCCTAACCCATGATAATAATAAAGAGGAAGGACGACGTATGTCTCGTAATGTCTTCGAGGAGCAGAACGGAGGCGAAAAGAAGAAGGCAGAGAAGCACGTGCTTTCTCATGATGCGGTCAAGGATATTGTTAACGATGCACATAAGACTGGATCGCTGAAAGCCGCCGTCGAAGAGTATGCTCTTAAGCATGGTATCGATGATATCGAAACCCTCTTTCCGGATGCTCGTTCGGTTACCGATACTCCGGAGTTCGATTCACGACGAGTTGAGTGGGTTTCGGGTGTTCTCAATGGCACTAAGCACTCGCCGTTCTCCCGCATCAAGTCGCTCTCCGCGGATCTTACCTTTGATGAGGCCCGGGCCAAGGGTTACGTCAAGGGTGCACTGAAGAAGGAAGAGTTCTTTGGTGTTTCCAAGCGGACGACGACCCCGAGCACCATTTACAAGAAGCAGAAGCTCGATCGTGACGATATTGTCGATATTACTGACTTTGATGTGGTGGCATGGCTCAAGGCTGAGATGCGACTTATGCTTGACGAGGAGCTGGCCCGTGCGGTTCTGATTGGTGATGGCCGAGCCATTTCGCATGAGGACAAGATCAAGGATCCGGTTGGAGCTGTGGATGGTGCTGGTATTCGTTCGATTTATCATGATCATGAGCTGTATGCAGCTCCGGTCGAGCTTTCTGCTGGTGCAGATACGCCGCCGGAGAAGGTGGATGCGATTGTCTCGTCGATGGGTCTCTATAAGGGATCGGGTACACCGACCTTCTACACCACTCTTCCCACGCTTACTTCGCTGTTGGTGCATCGTGATAGTCAAGGTCATCGGCTGTGGAGGACCCCGCAGGAGCTTGCTGCAGAGATGGGTGTCGGTGCCATCGTTACGGTTGAGGTTATGGAAGATGAGGCAGATCTTGTCGGTATCGTTGTGAACCTGAGGGATTACACGATTGGCGCCGATAAGGGTGGCGACGTCAACTTCTTCGATGATTTCGACATCGATTACAACCAGTACAAGTACCTGCTGGAGACCCGAGTTTCTGGGGCGCTTACCAAGATTCGTTCTGCTCTGGTTATTACGACCCCGGCAGGCCCATAAAAGGTAGGCATCCAATGACGAGGTTCTTTGGTCGCATTGGTTATGGAGAATCAGTAGAAAAAGCTCCTGGCGTTTTTGCTGATGATATTATTGAGTATTCATACTATGGCGATGTTGTAAGAAACGCTCGAAATCTTCGTCAGGGAGAAAATCTTAATCCTGATCTCAGTGTTCAGAATTCAATTAGTATTGTGGCCGATGCATATGCCAATGAACATTTTTTTAACATTCGTTATGTGGAATGGGCGGGGGTTTTGTGGACGGTTGATAGCGTCGAAGTACAAAGCCCCCGTCTTCTACTGAGATTAGGGGAGGTGTACAATGGGCCAACGCCTGCAGTTACACCAACTCCTTGAAGCATTGGTTGACCATGTATATTTTCAGCCACCAACTAACGTAAAGTTGGAGTACCCATGTATTGTTTATCACCGAGGGTTTGCAGATACGCATTTTGCAGACGATTATCCATATAGTCATACAAAACGATACATGATTACGGTTATTGATCCAGATCCTGACAGTGAAATTCCAAGTAAAGTGGCTGCATTGCCAATGAGCTTGTTTAATAGATTTTATACAGCCGATGATTTAAATCACGACGTTTATAACGTCTACTTTTGAGTGAAAGGAAGGACATGGCCCCTTTGACTTGGGACGATGTTGGCGAGAAAGTCTATGAAACTGGTGTAGACCACGGAGTGCTTTATCTTCCAGACGATGCTGGCGTGTATAACTCTGGGGTTGCTTGGAATGGTCTCACCACAGTCACGGAATCGCCATCTGGTGCTGATCCGAATCCGCAGTTTGCGGACAACATTAAGTATCTGAATATTACTTCCGCCGAGGAGTTCGGGGGAACCATCGAGGCGTTCACCTATCCGGAAGAGTTTGGTCAGTGTGACGGCACAGCTCTTCCTGCACCGGGTGTGGCCGTTGGTCAGCAGGGTCGAAAGATGTTCGGTCTGAGCTATCGGACAAAGATCGGCAACGATGTCGACGGCGTGGACCATGGCTTCAAGCTGCATCTGATTTATGGTGCTCAGGCTTCTCCGTCGGAGAAGGCCTATGCCACAATCAACGATTCACCAGCTGCAATCAACTTCAGCTGGGCCATCACGACTACGCCGGTTCCGGTTACAGATCTCAAGCCTACATCTCTGCTTGTAATTGATTCCACAGTTGTGGATGAAGCGGATCTTACTGCACTTACAGATCTGCTATACGGTAAGGCTTCGGTTGAAGCTGCGCTGCCAATGCCGGATGCCGTTATTGCACTATTTGCTCCGTGATCTTTAGACGGGAGGCCAAGGAATGCTCACGATTATCGTTCCGGGCGTCGAAATGTTTGATGAAGAGTCACAAGAATTTGTTACAAAGCATGACGTGACTTTGGTACTAGAGCATTCTTTGGTCTCACTGTCAAAATGGGAGTCAAAATACGAAAAGCCTTTCTTGGGTAAAGCCGAGAAGACGACTGAAGAAATTCTGGATTACATAAAATGTATGACATTGACTCCTGATGTTCCAGATGAAGTCTTCTCTAAATTTTCAGAAGAGAATCTTTTAGCAATTAACGAATACATTGAAGCTAAGATGACTGCCACTTGGTTCAACGATCCTCCAGGAGCTCCAGCAAGTCGAGAGGTTATCACAGCTGAGCTTATTTACTATTGGATGGTCATTTTCCAGATCCCATTTGAATGTGAGCACTGGCATCTTAATCGATTGTTCACTTTAATCCGAATCTGCAACATTAAGCAATCGAAACCTCAGAAGATGAGTCGATCTGAAGTTGCAGCTCGGAACCGAGAACTCAATGCTCAACGTAGAGCACAGTTGGGCACCTCAGGTTAGAAAGGGGGTGACAATGACAGCTCTTGCTTGGGATGAACCTGGCGAGAAAATCTATCAAACTGGTATCGATCGAGGAGTTCTCTATCTGAATGATGGAACGGTAGCTTCTTGGAACGGTCTTACTAGTGTTGAAGAAGATTCTGGATCTGAAGTAAAACCGTACTATCTTGAAGGATCGAAATTTTTACAGAACTTTATCAATGGTGATTTTGAAGCAAAACTTAAGGCGTTTACTTATCCAGAAGAGTTTGATCAAGTTAATGGCGTTTCTAGTATTTCTCCTGGATTTGACATTTATGAGCAACCAGTAAATAGTTTTGGTTTATCATACCGAACCAAAGTTGGTAACGATCTATCTTCCGATTTTGGTTATAAAATTCACATTTTGTATGATGTCATTGCCAATCCTGACGCTGTTTCATATGATACTTTGGATGATTCCGCAGCTTCACCGACCGAATTTGGTTGGTCTCTTACCGGAACGCCACAAAAACTCGTAGGGTATAGACCAACGGTTCATATTTCAATCGATTCAACACAGACACC